CTTTAGACGCGGGTTCAAAGCCCACCGCATTACCATTATGCTACACCCCGAAGCTACATACAGTTTAGTCAATATCGTCTTCGTCGTCAACCACAAAAACATCATCATCTGGATTGTCGAAAATCTTCGTTGTCCCATCCACATACGAATGTAATAACTGTGTCGGTGGGTCCAACTGAATGGGTTTCTTTCGCGGTTCTCTAATATATCTATTTAAATTTGACGAAAAGATATGCGAATACTTTTCTTGTAAGGCATCGCGTAATAGATAGGCCATTGTGGTTTTGTATGATTTAGCATACCGATACAGTTCTAAATAATCAGTTTCGGTCATTCTCAACGAAATATATCGTATCCGCTGTTCTTCGGGCTTGCGAAATATACGTCGTCGTGGATCATCTTCAGTTGGTTCACGCCAAATGTTTTTACTGCTACCATTTTTCCTTTTTCTAGGCATAGTATAATTCTCCATATTTTGCCATAAAATACGAATCTGCAATGTCGCCCAAGGGGCTACCTATTTTTGTCGCTTTTGGATGACACAGAGACGGCCATGGCGATGCGTCGGGATACTGTTGTACAAACGCCGCCCATACCTCGTCTTTTGTGGCATTCCCCTTACCAGTGGCAAATTTTTTTATTCTGGTGGGGGCGACAATATATAGAGGGATATCAGAAAAATTCTCAAATAGTTTTACCTTCAGAGTGCCAGCGTTTTCGCTTAATTGAGTCAGCCGTCCATTGGCCCCGAAGGCATAATCTTCTAACACAATTTTCGTTGGGTTATGAGTCCGGACAATCGAGACAACCCAATTTGCTAATTCAATATAACGGGGGATTTCTTCTGTGCATGATGTGTGTGTAGCAGACACGTGAGGTAACGCGGGGTATGACTTACCATATTTTTTATAATGAATGTGCCAGTGGATGTCTGATGATGACAATAGACATAGTGACGGGCATGTGTATGAGTAATCAATTCCCACAATCATATAAGTAACACATATTTATATGATTGTGGGGTGATGTTATTGAAGTTTTTGTTGTAATAATTGTAAGGTAGAAAAAGCGTCGTCGGAAATGGTGCCATTTTTACGTTCATGCACCATAATATAATACAATGCTTTTAAGACACCTTCGTGTGTGTCGCCTAATGCCCCAATAGCGGTGTTGCAGTTATCACACAACCACCCACGGAAAATTTCTTGTTTGTGATCGTGATCAAGACACCATTTTTTGGGTGGTTGGCCACAACACTCACACGTCACCGGTTTATCGGGGGCGGTTTTTCGTAAACGTTTCCGCAGTGCGGATTGCTTACGTACACATTCAACGCAGCGAGAATCTAACCCATCTTTACTGTGACTATGCAATGGAAACTCTGCCAACATTTTAGGTTGATGACAATAGATACAATTTTTTGTGATCTTTGGTAAAAAATCATCAAACAAATCTATTGAGGTGGTGTTGCAAGGAAGAGATGAAGTGTTCTCTTCCTTGCGTAACGTTGTTATCGTATTGGGCATACTCCTGTTGCGCACTCGTCGTCAAGGCCAATGTCGCCGTTGTCGATTGTTGAAATTAGTGTGGTTCGTGCGACCATGTCATCATATTGTTCTTTGGTGATCTCTTCGTACGGAGCTTGCCTGAACCCATGGTCAGAATGCAACAAGAACGATAGTGATTTATGATTATTTGTATAGTGTTTTGCTAAGTATTTCTTAATTTCCGGTAGCTCTTCCTTGCGGTAATATACTGTACAAGAAACGCTATTGTCACTCCAATCCTTCTGAATATCCCTAACAACCTTTAACTGGTCAATCGCCGTCATATCTTTCGCTAATGTTGTTCCTTCTGGGAAGGAGAACGGAAATGATACTACCACGGTGGAATAATCTTGCGAACCATCGAAATTGAGCCGATATTCAATATCATACCCATGTTTACGACATACATCAACAAGTGGATGATTTGATGCCATGCTGATGCGTCGAATCATATATTGGGCATAACCCGGATGACAACCCGGCGTAACCCCCGGAAGTAATGACAATGTACCACTAGGTTTGCACGTTGTCAACTTAATACTGGTTGGGAAATTATGCTGTTTGGAATACTGCGCATCAAACTCACGAAGATATTCATACCCCGGCTTCAACCACTTCTTTTGTTGTTCGGTGGCCTGAAGATAGCCGGTAACACCGATACCCATACGCATATTAGCATTAACGATTTTTTCTGTTTCCTTATTGTGGCACTTCAATGCCAACGAATGCTTATTGATACGGTAAACCAATGTCAGTACATCAACAAATTCTTCATAGGTTTCTACATTCGGTAAAAATATTTCGGCTAAACAGCATGTTTCAAAATTTGCTAATGATTGTTCGGCGCATGGATTATAGCCAACAACATCATTGTCAGGATATTGTGTCTCTCCGAGCCTTCCGACCGCCCGTGACAACGTTAAATTGATTAAACCGTATGGCTCACCCTTTCCCTCATAACCGTCCCAGAAGAACTCATGGAGTTGGGAAATATCGTCACACGCCACACTATTATTGCTCATGCTACGCCATGGTGGAATGTTACCTAAATCCCAACGCTTGGCAAGAAGATATTCAATATCGTCAGGATCACCGATGGCGAGTTGGGCGCTACGACGAACATTACCTGCAACAACAATGCTCCCGATAATATTCATAATGTCCAAACAATCAATTGGTCGAAGATTCTTGCCTGCGCGTTTTTCTAATACTTTTGAAATGTCCGCAATACCTTCACATAGAATTTCTGGGCCGCTAGCAACCCCACCAAAACCCTTGATCAATGCACCCTTGCCGCGAATAAGCTGCGTTGAATAAGTAAATGACGCAGATTTGCGACGAGCAAATGCCGCTTCTAATGTGCGCTCAAGTAACGCAACCCATCCTTCACGCGTATCCGGAATGATGAAATCCGCATCCGATTCATCCCGGCGAATCGGACCATTAAAATTCTTCTTCACAGGAGGAAGCTTTGACACATGTTCGCGCTGAATATTAAAGCCAACACCGCTTCCTAACATCAACATGTCCATCGTCCATGTAAATGGTCGAATTGGGTTATCGACAACCACAAACGCGCAATTCTGTAGTGATGGAAGACCTAGACGATCAACGGTGGACGTGCCTAACTGCCACAAAAATCGGCCAGCTTCGCTTCCTTTGAGTTTGGTCATGTAATAGCGAAGACGATTTTGCTCATCGGCAGTAAACCCGCAACCAAGCTGTTCGTTTGCGCCTTTAATGACACGACTGATGGTATCTTGCCATTCTTCAGTGGGACCGTTAATATCGTCGGTTAAACGACGAGAATACGTGCGTTTATAGGTCAAATACCCTACGGTTGACCATGGAGTAATAAAGTCGTTATAAATTGATTTTGTTTCGACGGAACTAGACATACGAGCCTTTCGAATTATTGGGTTAAGGCATTGAACCATGCCATGAATTCAGAATATTCACGCTTCGACATGCCGATATCCGTTGCTGCTTCAAGTGTGGGTGTTTGACCGGTTAGACACATCTTCAGAAGATCGATATCAAGGCGCGACAGCGTGTGTGCGTATAGTATATAGTCTTCAAACGCTTCTGCGGAAATCGGGAAAAACATCTTCACTAGCTCATACATAGCGGTCGCCATTTCGCGAATTTCCTTCTGTGCATGTTTATCCATACGCAACTTTGCGAAATGGAAAAAGTTATGTAAATCGCATTTCCAGTATAATTCGGTATAGGTGTTTAATGGCAATACAGAACGAGCCACTTCACGTGATACGTTGCTAACATTTAGCAAGGCGTCATACGTTTCAAACGCATCTTCCGATGCAAGTATAATATTCTGACGGGCTTTCTTGGCCGCAATTTCATTGACCATTTCACCACGTCCTTGATTATTGATAACCGATTGCGGCCCCAAGTCTTCTAATTCAGGAATCCAGAATTCATCTTGCATTTCGCTGTATCGACCTGACAATTCATTCATGTTAGCGGTGCGGTGACGAACTAGCTGCCGTGCTGAAAGAATGGGTAGTTTAAGAAAAAAACATACTTCAGCCATCTCATACGGGCTAGTATGACGATGCTTCATGAGATATCGTAATAAACCTCGATCAGCGTTGACTGGCTTTGTGCCTTTTTTATAGGAGGTGCGGGCAATCGTAGCAATACGCTCGTCATTACCAAACACGTCAATTAATACTACTTTTCCGTGGTCTAAGATATCTCTTTCAATCGGTTCCATCGTGTAAACTCCAAACTGGCATGTAAGCCTTCAAATGTATAATCTTTCACAATCTGCTGACAATCTATATTTGCTTTGGCCATATCATTTAAATCTTTCTGTTCAATATGGTTCGGCCAAATAACAACAGGAACGTGCTGTTTCACGGCGTGTTGTATATGCCGCACAACTTCTTTATTGCGCGGTTCGTTATCCCACACTAACACTGCGTGATGGTGCGGGAAGTATTTTTCTTTAATCCGATATAAGTCTGAATCCATGGACGCGACCGCATTAGGTAAAAACCATGAATCAATTGGGCCTTCGACAATGTAAATAGTTTCGTGAAAATTCACGCGATCTAAGCCATAAATCTTGTCTACGTCGTCGTCGCGCTTGAATGTGACGTATCGGCCATCTTTACCAGAAACGTCGATTCTACGCATCTGTGCGCCCAACAATGAGCCATTCCTATCAAACCATGGTAAGACTAGACGCGGTGCATAATCTTCAGGCATTTTGTATGCCCACCCTAAATCACGAATCCATGATGTCCATTCATCGGT